CCATTTCGTACTTACCAGTGTTCAAGTCGTTAGCCCAGCTTGCCCCGCTGCTATTCTGCTTGAATGTAATAACGCCCTTATCATACTTTACAGTCATGTCAAACGGATTTCGGTATCTCACGTCTTTGCGATAACCGGTCTTGTTAGTGATAATTTCACCAAACGCTGCACCTGATAATAAGCATGAGGCTTCCCAGCGCCATAGCAATTCACCTAATTTAGTCGGATACGGCCACTCGACTTCTTTATCTTCGCCCTTGTAGATTTTCACCGGAACGCTCGCAAGTGCATCGCATCTAAGCTGCACCGCCCTAAAGAATATCGGCACGCGTTTATATAAAGTCGCAACGGAATCTGGCACACCATCACTGGTGAGCATCTCGACCCATCCGGGAATGTTCGTTATTGTTTTGTAAGTATCCGCCATCCCGCCTCCACCGCTATTCCTCTAACCATAATATTGTACCACCGCTGGTTGCCCCATACCACGCAATTGCTAAGCTCATTACGCAGTCATCATTCATCCCGTCCGGTGCAGAATAACTAAACCCGCCCGATGCATTGCGCTTGCTCTCAAAGCTCAATAGCTCACCAACAAGCACAGGATTATTAAGAATCCTGATTTGCCCATTTTCAAATGCAGCTTGCAAGTTCTGAATAATAGATTGCTTCGTTGCCGAAGTCGTTGTAAATGGCACGATGTTTAATCCGCGTGCAACTAACTCGTCAATGACTGGTCTGCCAATGCTGTTACTCTCAACCACCATCGAAGTCAAATGGTAGCGGTGATAAACAGCTTCTAACCGGTCAATCAGCACCGGATAATCCACGCGGTTGAACCGATCGAGATAAACTTGGTCTTTTGATTCCGCATCCAGCACCGATACAACTGTAAAGTCAACCGAAGCTGCAACGTCAACACCTGCAATGTACTGCTTGCCTTCTTCATACTCTTTTGGCTCTAAAACAGCCGCCTCTTGTACCCGCCTGAATACGCCGCCGGATAATTCCACAAATTGCGCGAGATTTTCCTGTTCGAATATCTGGCGCGGCTGACTGTAAAATAACTTCTCAATTTCCGAGAACGGAATATTTGGATTCTCATAAGGATTAGGCTCTCGCACCAACCCCTTATCAGTCATCCGCACACCTAACGTTGGCACTTGCCACGCCATACTATCAGGATCATCTGCAGCCTTAACATGCTCTTCCCAGTACCAATTCCGTCCACAAGGCGTACCAATTCCCCATGCCCAGCCATTCGTATCTATCAGCATCGGACGCAATACTTCGCTCCAAGCTTTCCGGTGTATGTATGCAGCTTCATCCATTACAACACCATCAGCAGTATGACCCCGCGCATTGTCAGGATTATCAAGACTCCGATATAATATCCTGCCGCCGTTAGGAAAATGAGCTTCCATTCGCGATTGATTGAATTTAGCAACGCTATGAGCTGCTTTGCGGGTTTCTTCAAAGCCAACGCTAACTTGATCATACGTCGGCGCCCCCCAAATTATGGTCTTCCCATTTACCGCATTCTCAACCGCAATTGCCATCGCTAATGTCGTCTTTCTCCAACGCCTGCCAGCAGATAACCAGTTAAATCGCTTTGCTTCCTTACGAACCAGTATTTGCCCTTGATGAGGATAAGGCAGCCGTATCCTGTCACTCTTCTCCACGCCAGTCATTCACATACTCAATCTGGACTTTACCACCATCAGCACCCGTTATCTCAGTGCGCTGCGGCGGCTTGCCATAAGCCATTTCGATAAACGCCATCTGCAAGCGCGGGTCTTTACTCTGCGCCCATTGACGTAATATCGCCTCAGCAACCGTTACAGTGTGTCCATTGATAATTAATGGCTCACCATTCTTTAGAGCAATCTCGTGGCTGATTGCCTGCGCAAGCTCTCTAAATGCATCAAAGGTTTTTGGTCTGCCTTTGCGATTAATGCGCGGGTCACCTTTTTTGAAAGGCTTCAAGTTTGCGGTTGCGTTAGGATTGTTTGCCATCTCTGTTTTATCTTTGTATAACTGGCTCAACCAATTCAGGCGTCCCACCAGTCACGTCAACCCAGCGTTGAATTGCTACTGCAACGTAGGCCGGCGATATTTCCACCGCCCGACATTTCCGCCCTAACCGCTCGCAAGCGATAATGGTCGTGCCAGAACCGAGAAATGGGTCGTAAACATCGCCTTTATGATTGCCAATTGGTCGAATCATGCAATCAATAGGCTTTTGCGTGCTATGTCCACCAATTACCCTATCGTCTAATCCAAATTCCCAAACTGTTTGTTCATTATCAGCACCTACCCAGTTTGCAGTTTTACCTTTCCTAACAAAATACCAACACGGCTCATGCCTTGCGCTATAATGCCCGCGACCAACAACAAAGTGTTTTTTGCTCCAAATAATTTGTGCTTTTGTTTCAAAACCACAAGACAAAAAACTCAACTCAACTTTGCTGGCATGCTGGTCAGCATGCCAGCAATATGCAATGTCGCCATCAAACAATTCCCAAGCAAGTCGCCAGTCTACATTGTCATCATTTGTTACCGTACCTATGGCTCGATTCCCAGCACCAAACAATTTATTGCGCCAGTCAGCTTCGTACTCAACCCCATAAGGCGGGTCTGTAACCATAATGTTTAGCGGGATATCCATCACCCTTTCAACCACCGCCCTGTCCGTACAATCGCCGCAAATCAACCGATGCTCACCAAGCTTCCACAACTGCCCGCTCTCAACGCCCCACTTGACGCGCAGTTCCTCAGCCTTGTCAATCTGCGGCTCAACGTCCTCTGGCAGCTCACCAGCCCATAAGTCAATGTCCAGCTCCTTTTTATCAAAGCCCCAGTTCAGCAAATCGTCAAGCTCAAACTCGTTAGCCAGCAAGTCAAAATTCCAGTCCCCTGCAGCGCCTTTATGCAGATAGACCGTCAGCTTCTCCCGTTCCTTTTCAGTCAACGCCCGTGAGGCAACTCGAACGTCAACCTCATAATCAGCGCCATACTTTTCGTTCAAGACCTTCAAGCGCTGGTGCCCGTTGTAAATCTGATTTTCGGGACCGATGGCGATAATCTCCACCTGCCCGAATTGCTCGAAGCTTTCCTCTAACCTCTTGGCTTGCTTATCAGTGATTTGACGCGGGTTGCGCTCCCACGGAACTAACTCGGATAATTTCCGCTTTTCGTTTGCCCATGTGATTTTATCTGCCATGGTTATATTATACACTATTGCAGCAAGTTAGCAAACATGCTAACATAATGCAATGCCGGTGGCAAGCGTTCGGCTGCTTCGTAAGTAGCACAACCCGGGTGCAACTCCCGGCACCGGCTCTAAGATAAGCAGAATTATCATAATCACGATTATCATGTTATAATCTATTTATGGCTCCACTTTTGATTGTCATCGGTTTAATTCTTGGCATCGCCGTTTATACGGGCATTGACGATATTATCTCTGGGCGCTATTACAAGTCGGATGCCGAGAAGACTAAAGAAGACAGACGCAAAGAGCGAGAATGGGAAGACGAGCTGCACCAAATTATGTGGGAATGATATGAGAGCCTTTTGCCCGAACTGTGAAGATATAACAGAACAAGAGTTTATCCAATCTGAGGAATATATTTTGGTCGATAACGAACTTATCTCTGTTCACCTAAGATACTACGTTTGCCTTGAGTGTGGAGAGGATTACGAGATACCAAGTGAGGATTATGACCCGTTAGCAGAACTTTATCAAAAGTTAGGTCTCAAAACTCGAGAGGACAGAAAAGCGTTTTTTGAAACCCACCGTCTTGCTTTCAATATCAGCCGAATGGATAAGTTGATTAATCGCAACTCGTCACCAACCAGCTAAAAGTGACGAATTACCAAAATCCTCATATAAGATAATAGTCAATTTTTGTCTATTATCCTATTCTCATGTAAAGATTTGGCAACAGTCTTTATACGACAAAAAGTAAAATAAGCGCCATTGTCTTTCAAAGTTAAATACGATTTGCAAAATAGTTTCAAAGCTGTTATAATCTAATCAATCCAGCTATATGGAGGTGGAAGGCGGAAGCCTTTGACATCAGCCCAGAACAGTGGGCTGATTTTTTGTAACTCGTTTCGGTTATTCTGTGATACGCAAACTGTTTTGTGTCTCAGCTGTGAACCGTAAGGGTGATATTTTCTGTGACTAAAACATCAGAACTTGACATATTTTTGACACAAAGTATAATGCTCATAACAGTACCCGCCACGCGAGGCATTCCAGCAAAGCTTTGCGCAAGCTGAAGTTGGAGTAAGTCAACCTCATAAGCGCTTATGAGAAGTAGCCAGCGGACCGAGGCGGGTCATAGTCTCCCCCACTCCTTAGGGGATGGGGTGCGAGAGCTGGGGTTCATTCCTGGCTCTCTGCTTTTTAATTTGCAATCCTGTAAAAATATGCTATAATACTCTCTATGGATAAAATAGCATTACAAAACCTGATCGCCAAAATTAATATCGCAACGGATGAAGACCATCAGCTTACAATTTCCGATAAGCTCGCGGTTCTTTCTGCATTTCGTAAATGCGAAAAATGGCTGATTGCACTCCAGAGCGAAGGCATCGTCAATATAAGCGAACAGGAGCTGGAATATTTACGGGATTTGGCTGATAACGTAGAGGGCGATATTAGTGGCGAATGGAGCCTCGATAAGCCTGAATATCTGGCAATACTTATAACGCTACAAGACTATCTAAATGATATTCCTTGTAACTAAACCGTCAGCTTTTGATGGTATTTTGGCACACAATGTAATGTATACCAAACCGCACTCTTAGTATTCATCTTTCCCAGAATGAATACAAACTTGCAATTATCTGTGTTATAATAATTCTAACAGTACCAGCCACGCGAGGCTCGAAAGAGCCAGCGGACCAGGGCTGGTCGTTTATTTTTTGACTAAATGAGCACGCTGCTCTGGTAAATAGCTTTCTTCTATTCTCCAAATATGAGCAATTGGATATTTGAATACCCTTTCTTTATCCTCCTCATAAACACAAAAGAAATCGCCCTTTTGGTATGATATTGCTCCATTGTGAATAATCGGTTCTCCCGATAAATCAAGCCAAACCTTAACAATAGTGTTTTTCATATTTTGCTCTCCTATAGAATATGATATACTATTCTTACAGCCTTTCGCAGTATTGGTTGTCTTCCCAGTTTATCTGGGCGCTACGTAGCGATTGCGCCGGTTGGGGTTCATTCCTGACCGGCGCCTTACTTCTCAATTTCCTTTTCAATGTATGAGTTAAAAATAGCCTCTATCCCATAATCGCCCCAAAGGATACCTTGAGCTTTGCGGGTGGCGCTTACATAGCCCTTATACGCACTCCAAGCATCCACAGCGGTTATCGTACCCATCCACCTAAACTCAATCCCATTGTCCTCAATTAGCTTGTCGTGGTGAATGTCCCCTAAGTGGAATTCACGAACTTTTGACGCTGCCCATTTATCAGGCGCTTCTACCTGCATTAAGCCTGCTAATCGCTTCCCCTCTTCTCTCCCATGTGCAAAGCCAATAAGGTTATTTTTCCACAATACATATTTTCGGGGCATTGGGCTTGCATCCACCTGAACATCGGTTACGTTTGCATAGATATGCTTCAATGCAACCACCGCTGTATAGCTTAGTTCCTCATCGTGATTTCCGGGCACCCATAATACTAAAGTGGGTGCAAGCTGACGGAACTTTTCAATTGTTTCAATGAGAAGCTCCAATCCGCAGCTATACATCTTTTTCCAACGGGTATCAGAATCGAGTTGGGTGCCGGCGGTTGTCTGGACCTGGGGGTTATCAAAATGGTAAAAGTCCTGACCAATTTGGTATACGATTTTGCCAATGTTGTAATTAGAACTGACGACCTTACTCAGAAGGTCGTCAATGGTAGCTCTGTATAATTGGCTGGCGATTTTCAGGTCAAAATCCGCATCGCCCGTCTCTTTTCCCCAAGCTAATTTCCCAAGATGCAAGTCAACAATTGCCGGCTCGAACATATATTCTTTACCATCACGCACAGCTCTCTTCACCGGCTGAACAGCGGGCATTTTGAGCTTCGAGATTGCATCGCTAATCGCCTCTAACGTTAGTGGTGAGTTTGTAATTGGCTTCACCTTGATTGTTACGCTGTAAGAATAATTGGTAACTGTAACCGGCTCACCATCATTGTTTTTGATTGTGCTATCCCAATTGCCCTTGCGCAACTTGCAATCTATAAGCTCCCATAACAGCGGGTCAAAGCCCATTTTTCTCATAACAGTTGCCGGGTCTGCAGCCTCGTTATCCGATAAGCTTATATCCCGGACATATTCGCGCGTTCCGTCCCGATAATATTTGACTGTGTCTTCGCCTCTAACTTTATCAGATAGCCCCTCTGTTTTCTCAATGTAAAGGCGCATCCCGGCAAGCATTTTACGAGCGTAGTCTTCTGTTAGACCGCCCTTACCAAAAAGACGCCGGACTTTCTCTCGTGCCGGCTCTCCTGAACGCTTCTCTAATATCTCACGCGCAATTTCATTCATTGTGCTCCAACGCCTTTCTAACCATCTCAACAGCTTCACTTAGCTTTCCTTCCAGAGCCTCACTCAACCTTGAGGCTTCACCTTTCAGAAAAAGTGCAGAGCTTCTAAGTTTCTCAACTGCTTCCAAAGTAAATACCATGTATTCTCCTGCAGCCTCAGGAGTTAACTCACCTTTCCAGAACTTCTCACTCTCACCTCTCAACTGCATTTCAAGCGCAGCAGGTAAAAAGTAAAACCAGAGAACTCTCCTTATAGTTTCAGCAGGTTTTACTTTCCAGAGCTCAGCTTGAGCTTCTATTGCTTTGAAAAGAGGCTCTTCAACTCTAAGTGTTATAACCTTGCTCTTTTTCATTTCGCCTCCAACGCCTTTCTCACAATCTCAACAGCTTCTCCAGACCTGACCATCTCACCGTCAAACATCAGACAACGCCAGCCCGCAAGTTGCGCAAGGTTGTTTTTTTCATAATCCCGCCTTATCCCCGTGCCAGTCGAATGCGCACCTTTCGTAAAAGTCCCGCCATTAATCTCAACCAACAGCCGTGCACTTTTCCAGCAAAAGTCCCAACGGAATTTACGCCCCTTCACGGCGGGATACTCGCGCAAATAGCCTGTAAGCCCAAGCGCATCGAGCTGTAACGCAAAAACTTCCTCAAGATCAGATTTGCTCATTGGCAAACTCGGGAATTTCAAGCTCTCGCATAATTTCCTCGAGAATATTTAGCGCCTTCAGAATGGCTTCCCGCTGCTCAATTTCCAATTCATCCTGCTGGTAAATACGCCTGCCCAATGCGATCATTTTTCCAATAATTGTGTTGGGGTCTTTCAATGCTGGATACTTTTCCTCACGGAATTTTGAGGCGTTCCAGCCATTATCCACACACCGGTCCAAAAGCGCTCTGTCCTCTGGGTCATTCGGGTCGGCATTGCGGTAAATCGTCCAGTCTAAAGCCTGATAAGTGAACCGATATTCTGGTTTCCAGAGTTTTGCAACCCGATAATAGTCGTAAAGCGTGGAGGCGGATATTCCTAACTTGCCTGCAATGTAGCTGATTGTCCCTGCTTTATCTCCTGTCGTTTTTACCACTTCGATTAGCTCGTCTCCGATTGCGAACTGTCTATCCCTAACATCCTCGAACATTTCTGCGAACCAGTCAATTATTTCGTCGGGTATAACTATCATTTTCACTCCTTATGCGATTAGTGGATTTGATTATACTTGATTTTCGTTCCGGAACGAATCAGTGTTGAATACAAAAAGGCAATGTTGGCAGATATAAGCCTTCACTCGCCTTTCCTCGCGTTCATCTGTGCGCGGATAAATCACTTCTACTTCACTGACAGTCCCGCCGCACTTTGGGCATCGCATATAATCGTCCCCCATTTTTAGCTACCTCGCCTTTTCCACTCACCATCAATAAAGTCATAAGTTAGCGAATGCCAAGCCATAAGCGCTGCACAGATGAAAAAACCAAGCAGAAATCCGATTAGTAATCCTATCCAAAAGCCCATAATTTATCACTCCTCTTTACTATACTCACAATTTTCAATTTGCGTTTTGTACCACTCTGGCAACCCTCGAGTTATACCTTTCATTATTTTCGGCCACGCATAAGCAAATAGCCCAATTTCATCCTTGCACTCCTTCAGCACGTCAGCGCTTACTTCTTTCATAAGTAACGGGATGTCCTTCATTTCACCCTGAAGCTCTCCAGCATCCCGCAGATGTTGAACTGCCTTTCGCCAACGGGCTTCATTTCGATACGTTTCTATTAACCTCTGGATTATGTCCTGCGAAGTTGGATGTTCATCTTTCCAGTTGCTCGAGTTCTGCTCTTTAAATTCTTGTCTAACAATTTTTGCCATAGCAACTTTCTTTTCAGCGGTGAACACATTGTAATTTTTAATAACAACGCCCTCCACCTTAGTACCGCCAAGAATGGACTCACGCGACAGCCATTCATCTTTGCGAGCCAGAATATTCGCCTCAGTTAACTCACCTTCGGCTATGAGTGGAACAACTTCTAAACCTATTCTCTCGGCTTCAGCCTTTACCTCTGAATAAGGCAAATAACTTTCCACACCATCACAAATGTCAAACAGGATAATGTTATTGCGTGGCACGCGTGAGTAAGCTAACGTATTATGCTTTGACTTTTGCAGATACTCTCCCCTATATGTCCATCCAGCTTGCAAATTTGATCTGTTCTTAACTATCCACTCAACAGCCAACCTAAACATATCGTTAGGGTGCTCTATA